TCAGTCGATACTAGGTCGTCGGCAGCGCCACGCGCGTCTCCAGGGCGCGCAGTTCGACGATGTCGCCGCTGGCGTCGGCCAGGCAACGGAAGTCGAAACCGGGCGTCAGCCACTCCGTGCCCTGCTGCAGCGGAATCTCGAAGTCGCCGCTGAGCTTCGCCTTGGGAACGAGGACGTGCAGCGCGCCCAGTTCGTCGTCGAACGCCTCGCCGTAAATCTTGAAGTACGGCGGCCGCAGGCTCTTGTTGATCTTCAGCGTGCTCACGCGGTTGGGCGTCGTGCCGGTGGTGGCCACAGTCGTGCCGAAGATGATCGCCGTGGCGGCCATCGACATCGACCCAGCCCCGGCGCTGCCCTCGCCGCCCTTGACGAGCGACACCGACGCGATCTCCACGTCATTGCCCTCCAGCACCGCCTCATCGATGGTGATGGTGACGTTAAACTCCTGGATCGCGTCGAGCGGCTCCTGCGCCGAGCCGTCGAGCTTCGTCACAACCACGTTGCGCAGGCCCAGCACGTAGCGGCCGTATACCTGATTAGCCATTACTCACACTTCCTTCCGGCTCCTCGCCGGGAATGACAATCAACTCGGCCGGGGCCAGGCCCATCATCTCGGCCAGTTCCTTGTGAACCTTCACCGCCGGCTTGTCGGCCAGCGCCCAGTTCTCGCTCTCGCGGCCGGTCAGCAGATCGGCCGCCAGGTCGACCGGCACGTCGGCCGTGTGGCCGTTGTCCGGCCCCCAGGTCACGTCGCCGATGGTGCGCACAACCACCGGCGAACCGGTGTAGCGCAAGGACACAGTCGCAGGAGAATCTTTCGTCGTCATACCAGCACCAGAATCGACCCGGCCACGTCACAGTCGATGTAAATCTTGCCGTCGGCCTGTAACATGGCCGCATGGGGTTTCAACTCCCACGTCTTGCCGGCGGCAACGGTCACAGTCATGTCCGAGATGGTCACCCCCAACGCGGAGTAGGGCGCCGGCGTAACCATCTTGATCGTGTAGACGGCCGCGCCGCCCGTCGTGTTCTTCAGGATGATGCGCGCCGCGGCGTCGTAATCGATGATCTTCCCGTTGTTGGCCCCCGGCGTGAGGGCAGCGAACGCCGCCGAATCGGTCACGTTGTATCCGGTGGTGGGAATCGACACCGGCGCGAGCGTAGAGCGAGCCATAATCGTTTCTCCTTATCCGCGCACCGCCACCTCGTAGCGCGCGCGGTGCATGTATGCCAGCAAGGCGTCGTCATACTGGTCGTCGACGGTGTCGACGTGCTGAATCTCATAGGCCCCGCCGCCGACGCGCTGCTCGTGCAGCAGCGCCCGCGTCCGGCTCATAGCCTCGGTGATGACCTCGTAACCGGCCGAGTCGTAGAAGAAGATGACCACGAACTGCCGCGAGAACCGCCCGCGCGGCCCCGTGGCCGCCGACACCTCTCTTCGCACCAGCGCGCTCGGCCGCACGCGGCCGAAGGCGTCGAACGGCGTCGGCCCGTCCATGCCTGGCCGCAGTTCGGCCACGCCATAGACCCCGCCAACCAGCAGCTCCATCAGCGTCGCGTCGGCTTCCATGAGTCCGATGATGACCGCCTTGACGTCGGTCACGAGCGCACCTTCGCCTTCAGCTCGTCGAAGAGCTGGATGCCCGCCCGCGGGATGGTCGGCGACACAATCGCATACCGGCCGCCCCAGCGCAGCTCCAGATACTGCCCGTGCGGCGCGCCGGAGATGAGATAGAGTGTCACGGTCGACCCGGCCACCTCGACCTCGGTGCGTAGCTCGCGTCGCGCCTGGCCGGTGCGGTCCGTCCACCCCGCCTCGCGCTGCATCTGCGCCGCGATCTCCGGGGCCGTGCCCTTCACGAACGCCACCAGCGCTTCGAAGACCAGGTCGTGGCCATACTGGATGACCTTCTGCCCCAAATCCTGGGGCGTCCTTGTCCAGTCGACGCGCACTTTCATTGGACGAGCCTCGCCTGCGCCACCGTGCCGATCTGCCGCTGCGGATGGACGCTGATGACCTCATAGTTCAGGCCATCGTCGACGAACCTGTCGCGCGGCCGGATGTCCAGCGT